AGTGTATGAAACTGTTTCAGCATTAAGAATAAATGATCCCGATCCAGGATATGCATCTGTAGAATCAACATAAATTGTATCATCTGATGCAGTAACATTCTTTGTCAATCCAGTCAAATAGATATTTGAAGAATTGAATGCTTGACGAGAACGAGTCTTCCTCTTCAGATTCACTAATTTAGTGAAGATGATATTTGGTTGTGATGTATATCCTTTACCAGGTTCGGTAACATTGACTCCTGTAATAGCACCCTGACTAATTATTGCTTCACCTTTAGCACCAATACCGCCACCACCAGTGAATAGAACAAAAGGAGGTTCTTGATAGAATTCACCAGGATTTACGATATTAACACTGGAAACTTCACCTGTAGTATCTACTTCTGCTGCACCTTGAGCACCTTGCCCAGTTCCACCACCTTCAAAGATAAGAGTAGGTGGAGTTGCATACTGCCTTCCTGAATTTAATAGTGATAGACCAGTAATTGTCTGAACAATAGGACTACCTGTTGCTCCAGATCCTTCACCACCAAGAATTCTTGCCTTTGCAGAACCAAAGAATCCATCACCCTTTTTGGTCATCTTGATATATGCAACCTGACCAGGAACATCAGGATTCAGAACAACTTCACCCTGAGCACCTGAAGGGAATTGATCTACTAATGTAGGTACAGAATCTCCCTCAAAGAGAGGAACACTATAAAACTTAGGACCAATAGCATATGGATAGACAGGATTACCACCACTATCTTCAGTCATGAAGTAAGCATATGTTCCGTTCGGATACTCAGGAGTTGGAGTAAACTTACCGTTAAATTCATCCAAAGTTCCTACAGAAGAATCGTAGATATAATCCTCAGTTAAATCACCAAGAATATATGCATCTTGAACACTTCTAATTCCTCTACCAGAATTTGCATATGAGAATGAATACAATGCTCTAGGTGCATCTGCACGAACAGTAATTCTCAATTCTCTTGTAGTTGCAAGTGCAAACTGTGAAAGATATGTAGTATAACTTACTATCCCACCATCAATGTAATATGTTACACCGTCATTATAAACATAACTTGTATCACCAATATTGGCGGAATTTCCTGTAGCATGCCAAGAATCATCCGTTGTTGTTAACAAGAATGTATCAGCATCATTTGTGGCATTATCCAGATTGAAGATATACGTCTTACCTCTTTCTAGATTTAGGAAGGCAGGACGAGATCCATCAAATTGATATTGATTATTTGCTACTGTTAAGGCATAAGTAACTGTTCCTGCTGTACTAACACCAATAGTTACTCTAGCACCAGGAAGTTCAGTAGTAGTTCTCAATCTGTAAGAAGAAACTTCTCTTGCAACAGCACCACTAACATTATATCCATAAGGACCATAAATGGGATATCCATCGAAGGACATACCCAAAACTTTTGAGTGTCCATCTACATGTCGGGATCTATCAATAGTATTAAGATCATTAATATCTGATTGATAAAAATCACTACTGTAATAGTTATTTGTAGGTGCAACGTCTTCAACTACAGGATCGAGACTTATATATCCTTCATCACCCTCATATCCAGACATATATCTGTGATAAGCACAATGATAATAAATCTGAGATGATTCATCAGCATTCATCATGAATATCATTTGATATTGATTTTCATAATCTGCTGCAGGTCCCTGTAAAAGACCCGTGCTCTTATAATATAAAGTTCCACCATCCAATGTACCATCTGCTGTGGTACTCAAACGTAATGGATGTCCTGCACCCTGCTGATTAGACGAGTCCGTCTGATTCCAAACAATTAAATAATTTCTTTTAACTTGTATATTTTGAGGTGCCAGATAATATACACCAGGTGTAAATGGTCCAAATTTTTCAGCGTATTGCCCAAAATCAATATAATATACATTTAAAGATCTAGGTTCATCTGAGACAGTGAATGAAAATCCATTAGATCCTAAACAAACATCACCATTAGAAAAAGTTGCTCCAGTAGATACACTTCTGAGATAAATTCTAGTGATATTGTTTAAATTATCTCTAGAGACTTTTGCAATTTCTCCTTTAGCAATACCACCAACTTCATCAACAATACGACCAACTTCAACAGCGCCTAATGTTTCATCAACATTGGAGACTGTGAGCATGATGTTTCCATACTCAACTTTTACATTCCAAGTATATTGTTCAAAATTACCCCAATCAAATACACCGTTATCTAAATCAAATTCATTAATTACCTTATTGGTTTGATAATAACGAACATTATTCTCAGTTATTGAATCATATACATCAGTGCTCTTAACATAATCATATTTTACCGTATCAATAGAGAACCCAGCAGGTGTTCCACCATCAGTACCCCATTCTGGAGTATGAAGTAAACCACCGTTCGCTAAAATACCAATTACTTTATCTTTCTGCTCTTCTCGCTCTCCAGGATTAGGAACATCCTTACCACCACGATATACAAATGTTTGATCAAACGATCTATCTACAAGCGAACCACCTCCAGGTGCTGCTTCTGCTTCAGTCCAGGTTGGTTTAGGATGATTATCAGATTGAATTGTCAATCTATCAGTAACACCACTAAACACACCACTAGTTGGAGAGTTAGGATGTGTTTGCCAGATTTTATTAATATCGAACGAAGTTATAACGTTCGGTGTTTCCTGTTCTGGAATAATTTGAAGTCTTAGAGGATCATACCCACGACCTCTTTCAAGAACACGGACGTGAATAATCCTACCCGAATCATCATCGATGATTGGATATAACAATGCTTCTTGATCGGGTGTGCCACACCCATCAATAGTTAGTCTTGGCGGATCCGAAGGACTATACCCACTACCACCACTTTTTACTCTTACTGCGCGAACACCGAAAATCTCGTCAAAGATTGGTTCGATGACGGCACCAGATCCAGGAACAGTTCTTGCCATTTATCAATTTACAACGTTAATAGTACCATTCATTAAAGAATGAATAGTGCATTGATAATAAAGTGTGTTAGGAGCATCCATAGGAACATTCCAGTAAAGAACGCTAGTTCCACTACCAGTTTGACCCGTGGTGTATGCGCTTCCACTTAAACCTTGAGTTGATTGAATTCTGAATGGGTGTGCTCCACCATTAACAGAGTTATCAAATGCGTAAGTGAACCCTCTATGAACATAGATTGTGGGATCATCTTGTGTTGTTGGGAAACCAGGACCACTAAATGTGTAATGGTTTGATCCATTAGAGTTGAGTTCCCACCAAGTAATAGGACTCTTAACAACTGCCCACTGAGTTCCGTTGTAGAACAACGAATCACCTTGAGTGATACCAGTTACATTGGTATCTGTCAGAGCAGCTAAAGTTGTAGGAATAGTTCCATCAAAATTAATTGTTAGAACGTCACCAACTACAGCAGTTGCAATGTTTGTACCACCAGTAACTGTGAGACTATCAGTAGTAGTATTTGCTGTAGTACTACCAGTATCACCAGAGAATGTAGCAAACAGATTTTGATCTGCTCCACCACCGCCTCCACCTGTCTGATCTGCAGGAATCCAATTAGTGCCGTTCCAAGCAAGAACTTGATCGGTAGTTGGTGCTGCAGTTGTAGTATCTACATCTACGAGAAGATCAATACTGGAATACTGAGTAATTAATTTTGCTTGTACATCACCAGCACCACCTGCGGTGATATTAATGTTAACATATGGGTTATCATCACCATCAACTGTGAAGAAATACCCAGCATAACTTGCTGCTGCAGGAGCATTACCTAAAGCACTATATTCATTTTTATATTGAACTTTTGTAGGAAAATCTACAACACCTGTAGAACCGTTAAATGTATTAACAATACTACCGTTACTAACAGTAACGTTTCCAGTTCCATTAGGAGTAATGGCGATATTTCCGTTGGAAGAAGAAACGATATTGCTACCATTAACATCTAAGTTGGCAGTAAGGTTTGTAAAGTCAGAAGGTAAAAACGTCGTTCCGTTATACCTTAAGACTTGCCCTACAGCAGGATTGGTAACACTAACCGTTAAGTTAGTGCCATTTCCTAATGCAGCATATACTTCATTGAAGTTATCATTGATCTTGTCACCACCGATTCGCAGAGTATCACCTGTGTTATCGTTGGCAGTGGTTCCAAGACCGAGTGTTTGTTTAGCCATTACTCGTAGGAATTTTTAGTTATTTATAGGATCTCTGGATCGATAACCTCTTCACCATATAGGGAAAGATCTGGTGCAGTCCAATCATCGGGAACAGATGTCTCGATAATGATTTCTGGGTTTTGATAACCAGAACCCGAACTACTCATTTCAACACCTGCAACACCTACCAGTGCGCGTACTTGACCATCGAATCCAGAAATAGAGTCAAGTCTCACAGTAGGTCTAGATGTATAGTTAGAACCGCCAGCAGTAACCTGCACCCTGTCAATGAATCCACTTGTCAGAACAGCGGACGCTTGCCCATCTTGTCCAAAGACAGATCCCAGATAATCAAATGTGATTAGGGAGTTTGAAGATTCAATCAGAGCAACTTCTCTGTCAGTTGTCTCACCTTGAATTTGGATGAAGTCACCCGATTCAATTGGAGGAACGACAGATGCTGCTTCAACGTCTGCTTCAGAACCAACGTAGGAGAATGCGACAAAGGTCGATCCAACACGAGGGATTTCTGAGAAGATAATTCTAGAACCAACAATTTCAAAACCAACACCAGGTTCTTGGAGAACACCGTTAATGGAAACAATGATATTGTTTTCAGGTCTAATAACGCTCGATTGAACACCATCAGTCAATGTCAGTGAATAGAATACATCATTACGCTTGAGGTTGAAAGACTGACGTAAGGAATCAAACTCAAACGAGATATCATCCAACTGTCTCAACTTACCAACATAGAATCCAGTGAAGGATGCACCAGGATCAGGTGCTTCGGTGAATTGAATTTCATCCGAGAATGCTGTGAATGCATTCGTTGCACCAGGAGGTTGTAGAACACCATTGATAAAGGTTAATAGATGACCTGCAGGATCAGGAAGATACTGTACGCCATTATCAGTAGTAAGTTTAAAGTTGGTTTGAGTACCATCAAATCCTTTGAAAGCACGTTTTGTTCTTGCCTTCAAATCAACC